ACCTATTTCAACCCGTGACACCATAAAAACTGTCACGCGGTACGGCGACTCAGAACGGGCAGACCTCTTGCTTGAACACATCCCAAGCATCCACCCAGGCACCTAAGCACTCGTCAGGCTCACTCTGGATGACCCTGCAGCGCCCAGGACCGACCACCACCGTGTAGCACCAGTCCACCGTCACCATCGGGTGATGGTCGATCAGCATGGCAAGATAGCCCCCAAGCTGTGCTGTGGCTGGCTTGCGTTGCGATACGCCTGAGTTGCTGCCAACCGTCTTCAGGTCACCGAGCACGACCTTGCCGTTCGATGTCCGCAGCAGGAAGTCAAAGCTGCCGCCAACGCCCTTGCGGGCATCGCACAGCCTGTACTCAACAGCCAGTGCGTCAGAGTCACGCAGCAGCCAGCACTCCTGCAACTCATCGGTCCATGCCGTGTAATCAGTCTCCGGCAGCTCCTCGCCTAGCAGCATTGCTTCACAGAAGGAATGAATGGTCGTGCCGCGTGGCGCCCAAATGTGCTTGGTCCGCTCAAACTGCGCCTCCTGTTCCGGCGTGGTGCGGTTCGCAACCTTTGACACGCTGAACGGCAGCCAGCGCCCCTTGTACCGATAGCGGTGCAAATCCTCGTTGAACTCAAGGTGCTGGACCGGGGCGAGCATGTTGCGCAATGGTCGATTTCGGGGTAATCTACGCCGGATACCCGCATAACGCAACCTCTATGCCCATCGGCAAAGCCACCAACGTCGCCATCGACGACGCCATCCTCAGCCGCGCTAAGGCTGTCATGCCTACCTATCAATCACAGAAATCTTTCGTCAATCAGCTCCTAGACCAAGCGCTGCAACGGATCGAGCTGGAGGTGCCCATGACCCAAGATTCCCTGCCACAATGAAAAACGCCCCGCAGGGGTGAAGGACCCTGCAAGGCGTAGACAAATCACGGGCAAATCTTACATGACCGCTGCGGTTAAGTCCACGGCTTTTGCTGCCGTCCCATACAAACTCATGGACGCCGGCATCGATTCAAAAGCCATCGTTGTTTATCTCTGGTTACACAGGTTCGGCTGGAACTCCCCGAAAGGCTGCTACGCATCACTGCAAACAATCTCAGATCGTTCTGGTATCTCACGGAAGGTCGTTCAGCGGTCGTTGAGCACACTTGTAGAAACCGGCTGGCTGGAGGTTGAACGCCGCCCTGGCACCAGTGCCGTGTACCACGTCGTCCTAGACCACCCAGGTCGAAAACGACCTAAGGTCAAAAACGACCCAGGTCAAAAACGACCTAGGGGTCAGGTCGAAAACGACCTAGGTACCCAGGTCGAAAACGACCTACAAACAAGAACCCATGAACAAGAACCCATAACAAGAACCCATGTAAAGCTGGAAAACGAGTTTCCAGCAGCGTCTGACCAACCCGCGCCAAGGCGTAGAACCAAAGGCGATCCAGCCTTTGAGCAGTTCTGGAAAACGTACCTTTCAGCCCCTGTACGCGCTGCCAGTCAGTCAAAGCCCAAAGCCCTTGGGCAGTGGCAGAAAACTCTCCGGACCGAAACCGTTGCCAGCTTGCTCGAAGCATTGGAAACTGAGATCAGCCATCAGCACCTCGCAGCGGGCACGTTCGTCAGCCCCTTGCCTGATTGCTTCCGCTGGCTACGCGACGAGCGTTACCTCACGGTCAACGACCGACCCCTTAACACCACCAACTACATCCCCGATGTGATCCGATGAAACTGTTCAGCCCAGAAAGCCGTAACCAATTTGTTTTTGCCGTCCTGCCTAAAGCTGCCAAGGAAGGCACCGCACCAGCGTTCCGCACCGTTGACGCTGACGACTTTGATGAAGCGCAGCGCAAGCTGGATAAGTTCCAACTGCGTAACGCTTACCCGTACTGCGTGGGGCGTTACGACGAGTTCGGTCGGTACATGACCCACAAGCCTGCCATCGAAGGCGTCAGCCCTGGCAGATTTGTCCTGCACCCGTTTGCCGATGAGGAGCGCAAGCGCGAGGAGGCATTCTCCTGATGGCACTCAAACCAATCTCAACCGCTGTCGGTGCCCGCAAACTCCTGCAGCGCCTTATCGATGCCAAGCGGTGCGTGCTAGAGGACTTTGACGCACCACCGCCCGGTCATATCAACCCAGGCATGTACCGCAACCTGCTACGCGATCCCGTCGATGACGCTGACCCCAAGGTCGAAGTGGTCAACCCACGCGACTTTGTACCCGCTGAAGAAAACGCCCTGCCTTACTGACATGACCACCGAAAAGCGCCTGCCCGTCAAGGTTTATCTCACCCAAGACGAGAACGACCACCTGCTACGCCAAGCCAAGGAACTGAACATTGAACGCGGGCAGCTCATCCGCCTGCGTGCGCTAGGAGACCCCACAGTGGCCTCTGGCGCCTCTGTAGCCCTTGCCGCGCCCTTCTCCCTGCACGCCTATCAGAACGCTGTTACAGCCGCTTGTAGGGCTGCTAGAGGCAGCGCACCGCGCCCAGTCCTCGAATGCATTGCAGCCGCTGTCCTCTGCTCCCTTCAAAATGAAGTCAAGCCGTAACCCCACCAACCAAGACGTTGCGCACTGGCTCAAACTGTGGGACGACTACCTCACAGCCCTCTACCACCAGACCAATGACCCCCAGAGACCGTCTGAACTCACTGGTGGAATCAGCCGCTACTTCCGTCCAGCCGATCTGCCATACGCTCGATGACGGCAGTGTCCGCGTCTGCATCGGCAACACCTGTGGCACCGTTTCCTCGCACCACCTCGTCGAACCTAAAATCAACCAACTCCAAAGCCTGTACCGGCTAGGTTGATTTCTGTATGATTCCCGCAAACGTCATACAACCGCCTGCGTGACATCAATCAATAACCTCAAGTCAGATCACAAAAATGCCCGCAAGCGGACAGATCGCTCTGCTGCCCTAATTGCTGAATCCCTCAAGCGTTACGGTGCCGCCCGCAGCATCGTCATTGACGAAGACGGTCGCATCCTTGCCGGTAACGGCACCGTCGAAGGCGCTAAAAAAGCAGGCATCAATAAAGTCCGCATCATCGAAGCCGAAGGCGATGAGCTAATCGCTGTACGCCGTACTGGCCTTAGCGAAGACGAAAAAGTAGGTTTAGCCATCGCTGACAACCGCTCCAGCGACCTCAGCGAATGGGACAACGAGATGCTTCGGCAGCTCAGCGAAGAGCATGACCTGACACCCTGGTTTGAAGATGACGAGCTACTGGCCGAGGTGCTAGAGCCGGAGCAGGGCAAGACCGATCCAGATGACGTCCCCGAGCCACCAAAGGAACCAATCACCAAGCCAGGCGACCTCTGGATCCTTGGCAATCACCGCCTCCTCTGCGGCGACAGCACCAACATCCAGCACGTTGAGCGGTTGATGGATGGTCAGAAGGCGGAACTTTTGCTTACTGATCCTCCATATGGAATCGGCATTAGTGCAAATCCTGTAAGGCAAAAGCATCAGAAGAAAGACTGGGACGCCCAGCCGATTGACGACCAAACATTAGCTTTCTTTAATTCCATAACCACAGCTTCAATTATTTGGGGTGGCAATTACTTCGGGCTTCCACCTGCTCAGTGCTTTTACGTTTGGGATAAAAAACAGCCAGAAGACTTCTCGCTTGCAATGTGTGAGCTTGCATGGACTAACATTCCAGGCCCTGCTAAAATCTTTCGCCTTTCAGTTACCTCTTACAAAAAAGACCACCCAACTCAAAAACCTGTTGAGCTTCTTGAGTGGTGCTTGGCAAAAGCTAAAGGGATTGTTCTTGATCCGTTTGGCGGCAGCGGCTCCACCCTTGTCGCCTGCGAACGTCAGCATCGCCACGCCCGTTTAATAGAACTCGACCCCGCTTACTGCGACGTCATCGTCAAGCGCTGGGAAGACTTCACCGGCAACACCGCCGTCTGCGTACCATCTGATCAACACTTCACCGAGCAGCAAGAGGCGTTCTAATGGCTGCCCAAAGAGGCACTAAACAAGAAACAATCGACCGCGCTAACCGCTTTGCACGCATCATCGCAAATGGCGGTAGACGCTCGGACTGCATTCGATTTGCCTCCGAGAACTGGGGGGTTGGTGACCGCACGGTCGATCAATACCTCAAGTTGGCACGCGAGATGCTTAAGGCTGACTGGGATATTGAACGCCCGCAGATGATCGCTGATCTCCTATCCCAGTGCAGCACCTTGCAGATGGAAGCCAGGCGGGCTGGGCAGTATCACATTGCCCTTGGTGCCATTAACACCGCAGCCAAACTGGCGCAACTCTGTTCGTGAGCATTCTTGCTGCAGCGCCAACAGGCAGTGTCCTTCAGCAAATTGGTCATGGCGATGCCGATGTTGATGTACCAGAACTCTTAGCCCGCATCCGCACCGACCTGCACCCAGGGCAACTTGCCTTCGTAGACGACAGCAGCACTCAGATCCTTGGCATCTCTGCTGGTTACGGTGCTGGAAAGACCCGTGCGCTATGTGCCAAGGCCGTAACCCTTGCCGCTGCTAATCAAGGCTTCATCGGTCTGGTCATGGAACCAACCGGACCACTGATCCGTGACATTTGGCAGAACGACTTCGAGCAATTCCTTGAGTCATACGATATTCCTTATACCTTCAGGGCGTCACCGTTGCCTGAGTACATGCTGCACCTGCCAGGCGGTGATACCAAAATCCTGTGCCGATCATTTGAGAACTGGTCACGCATCATCGGCTTGAACCTTGCCTGGGTCTTGGCTGACGAAATTGATACTGTCACACCAAGCATTGCCAACAAGGCATTTCCTAAAATCCTTGGTCGCTTACGCTCCGGCAACGTCAGGCAGTTTGGCGCAGCGTCAACACCTGAGGGCTTCCGCTGGATGTGGAATACCTTTGGCAGTGATGACGCAAGGGCAAGACCTGATCGGCATCTGATCAAGATGCGCACCGCTGATAATCCCCACCTGCCGCCCGACTTTATTGAGCGTCTTGAAGCCAACTACGACCCCAGCTTGCTGCGTGCATATTTAGACGGCGAGTTCGTCAACCTCACCACCGGGCAGGTTTATGACCGCTTCGACCGCACCAAGCACGTACAACCTGACCTGCCTGATACTGACCGCGAACCAATCCGCATTGGGATTGACTTTAACGTCGGCAATATGAGTGCAGTGATCGGCGTTCGCATTGGCAATGGCCTGCTGATCATCGACGAGATCTCCGGCGCCCATGACACCGACGCGCTGGCTGCCGAGATCCGTCGTCGATACGCGGATCGCCGTATTTACATCTACCCAGACGCCAGCGGCGGCAATCGCAGCACCAATGCAACGCAGACCGACATTGCAATCCTTGAGTCCTATGGCATGTCCAACCAATCACCCAGGGCTAATCCTCCCGTTCGTGATCGGGTGGCTGCTGTTCAGGCTCTGCTGGAAAACGGCAAAGGGCAAGTCCGGTTACAGGTCGCGCCGCAATGCAAGAGACTGACCGAGTGCTTGGAGCTGCAGTGCTACACAGACAAGGGAGAGCCTGACAAGGATGCAGGCTTTGACCACATGAACGACGCCTTGGGGTACTTGGTCTGGCGTGAGTTCAACCCGCTGCACGCAGGAGCTGGACGGGCAACGGGCATCAGACTTTATTGACGGCTGGGTTGCAGATATTGGCTTTTTAAGCTATGGTCGCAAATGTCCACCTTTGAGCCTACTCATGCTCGTCGGTCAAGATCTCATCAACAAAGTTAAAGAGCTGAGCGATCTGAATAAATCAGACCTCGTTCGTGAATGTGGTTACGTCAAAAATGACAAGGTATGCTTCACTCAGTTTTATGAGGCGCTCCTTGAAGCCAAGGGGCTGCAGATGAACGTGCCTGGCAAGCGCGGTCGTAGCCTGACCTATAAGACCAAGGTGCAGTTCAACGGCAAGCTCTCCATCGGTGAGGGTTACGTGCAGGAGATGGGTTTTAAGCCCGGCGATGAGTTCAAAATTAAGGTAACTCGCAACAGCGTTACACTGACTGCAGCTTGAGCGCTGACTCAATCAAATACGAGCCAAGGCTGGAAACGGTGCGCCCTTCTGCTTTGGCTTTTGCTTTGAGCAGATCCGCAACTGACTGCGGGAGTACGAGCTGAACGCGGGTGCCTTGCGCCATGGTGTGATTGTGGTATGATCAGAGCACGATCCAACCGGATCGACCCACACCATACCGCAAATGGAGGCGTATTACAGATCAGCATCATGGCAGCGCAAGCGCCAACAGCGCCTAGAGCACGATCAGCACACCTGCCAAGGGTGCGGCATTACTGCTGCGCAACTGGAAGAACTGAGCTGGTCATCTTTGCAAGTGCATCACAAAAACGCTGGACCGCCGGACTACCGTTACCCCTCGTTTGGCAATGAGCAAATCACGGATCTTTTGACCCTGTGCTCAATCTGCCACGACGGCATTACCAATTCAGTCAGGCAACAGCGATTCAAGTTAGATCCACGCAAGCAAGTGCAGCACACCAGCGTTGCGGCGCCATCACTCTCTATTCCATCGCAATTACAACGTGTCCGACCTGACTACGATCCAGATCACAATTTCGGGCGGGAGCCCATTGCTGTGCCACAACGGGCAAACAGCCGATCCGCGAAATACCTACGCCAAGGCGATGAAAGCGGTCAGCAGCAAGCGGAAGAAGACTGACGCTGATTACGACGAGATTGCAAGGCTTGAGTGGCTTGCTGGGCTCTACCGCTTTCGTGATGAGCTGGTCATCCCCGACTACGTGCTCGAAGCCGTGTTCATCAACGGCGCTAAGAAGTCAAAGCGCGGGCCACAAGCTAAGTGCGGCATGTTCTTTACTGAGCACGCACCGCTTGAGTTTCCGGGCAAGCCCACTGACATCAACGACGACACGCTTAGCGAGATGTTTGCTAGCGGTGAGTTCACTCATACGGTTGGGGTTAAGGTTGGCATGGCTAAGGTCATGCGCACTAGGCCGATGTTCCGCAACTGGAGCCTAGTTGCTACTGCGCAGTTTGATCCTGATGTATTGAACCTGCGCGACATCGAAGAGATTGCCATTGATGCTGGTAAGCTGGTCGGCTTAGGCGACTGGCGACCCAAGCATGGGCGATTCACTGCTGGCATCCAAGTGGTGTAAGTCCAGATGCGGCCCGGATTGGTCAGCTATGGTTTATCGCGGCAAGATCCGGTATTGAGTGGCAGGGCAAGATCAAGAGCTGATGTCAGCACTGAGGGCTTCGGCCCTCTCTGCTGCCTTCATTAGGCAGTCATGGAATGGTCCGATGCGGTAGGGCTTTAATGGGTTGGGTTCGGTCTGCTTAGGACGGAAGTGGCCTGGTGCGATGCGGCAATGGCTGATGATCTCAGCGCTGAGCCTTTCGGGGCTCTCCGCTGGGTTCTTTGGAATCCAGACATTGGTCCGGTCTGGTCGGATCGGGTCCGGCGTGGTAGGTCGGGGCTTGGCATATTCCGGCAAGGCAACCGCTGCAGACGGCAGTACGGAGGGTTCGCCCTCCCTACTGTTCTCTCGGGAACAGGCATGGCGAGACGAGTTCTGGAATGGCCAGATGGGGTACGACTAGTTGGGCCATGGTCGGGTTGCAAAAGCCGCAGGATTGGGTAAGACCAGTCCTGTGGCTTTACACTGTTACCAACTAGGCGGCCCCAGATGTATTCAGGCTATAACTTTTACAATCGCCCTACGGCTGAGCGCAAGGTAATTCGCGTACAAGATGCCAACACATCGTGGTACGCGCAAGAGCCACATTGGGTGCTGATTGAAGACTTGCTGGGCGGGACTTATGAGATGCGCCGCAAGCATCGCCGTTACCTGCCGCAGGAACCACGCGAGCTGGACGAGTCTTATGACAATCGCCTAGCTCGTAGCGTGGTGCCGCCCTTTTATCAGCGCCTTGAGCGCATGATGGCTGGGATGCTAACCCGCAAGCCTGTCCGGCTTGACGACACTGCCGACATCATCCGTGAGCAGTTGTTTGACGTTGACCTGCAAGGCAATGACCTCAACGTCTGGACTTATGAAACAGCCCGCAAGATGGTCCGTTATGGGCACGTTGGTGTCTTGGTGGATGCACCGTCTGATGGGGGTAGACCTTACTGGGTGACGTACACGCCAAGGCAGATCCTTGGTTGGCGTACCGAACAGCAAGAAGGCAAACAAGTCCTGACGCAGCTCAGGCTGTCAGAGATTGTGACGATACCTGACGGCATCTACGGCGAGAAAGAAGTGCAGCAGGTGCGGGTGCTTACGCCTGGTGAGTACCAGTTGCATCGGCAGAATGCTACCGGCGATTTCAGCGTGGTAGACGAAGGGCGGACCAGCTTGTCTGAAATCCCCTTCAGCGTTGCTTACGCCCAGCGGCATGGGTTCCTTGAATCGCGCCCACCGCTTGAGGACATTGCCGAGCTAAACCTCAAGACCTACCAGATCCAGTCAGACCTAGACAACCAACTGCACATCAGCGCCGTGCCGATGCTGGCGTTTTATGGTTTCCCGTCTGCTGCAGAGGAAGTAAGCGCCGGTCCTGGTGAGGCGATTGCATTTCCTGCTGATGGTCGTGCGGAGTACATCGAACCGCAGGGCAAGAGCTTTGAAGCACAGTTTCGCCGCCTAGAGCAACTGGCACAGCAGATCAACGAGCTAGGGCTGTCAGCAGTCTTGGGGCAAAAGCTCAGCGCCGAAACTGCAGAAGCGAAGCGGCTAGACCGTAGCCAGGGTGATAGCACCATGATGGTGATTGCACAGAACGTGCAAGACCTCATTGATAACTGCCTGCAGTTTCATGCGCAATTCATCGGCAACGCCACCGCTGCCGGCAGCTCCTACGTCAACCGTGACTTCCTTGGCGCACGCCTTGAACCGCAGGACATCCAAGCCCTGCTATCGCTTTACACCGCTGGCACCATCAGCCAAGAAACCCTCCTGCGTGAGTTAGCCGAGGGCGATGTCCTTGGCGATAATTTTGATGTGGAAGAGGAACTGGAGGCAACTTCTAATGGCGGGCTGGATTTACAATCTGCTGAACAGGCTGATCGATTGGTTGGTGGACTGGGCGATAATGCTGGAAGCGAAGACCCAGAAGATGCAGATACCGCCGAGG